TAGTCCTGACCTATTTGTCTGTGAGGCTGTCCAAACTGGACATTTGAATTGCTGTGCGAGGGAACGCAGCCCTTCATAAATAGATTCCAACTCTACTCTTTTCTCTCTGTTCTTGTTTACAGGTTTTAAGAGATCGCCATAATCTACAATAACTAAATCTGGTTTCAAGTCTCTCGCAATCAATCTTTCGATGTGGTTGCGAAGAGTCTCTACCGATGCTGTCTTGGTGGGATACTCTTTTACGATAAGAGTGCCATCAATGTTTTCAACGGTATCTTTAATTAGATCTTTGTATTGGAAAAGTTCGTTGAGTTTGACGCCTGTAATACAACTATCATATCTCTGTCCGACAACAGTGTCGGCAAGCTCAAGAGTATAATGTACTACTGTCTTGCCAGCCTTGACTGCTGTCGCTCCAAGATGTGCGAGCACCATTGACTTTCCTGCCCCTGTTGGAGCAACAACAACACCCAACTCACTTGAACCCAAGCCGCCGCCTGTAATACGGTCAACTTCTGCCCAGTTGGTTGTAACCGGACTTCTGGTTTTGAGTTCGTATCTCTTCTCAAAGTCAGCAAGATAGTCGTGACCAAAGTCATTGGAACTACCCAACTTGATTGCCTCTGAAATGAGAGTTGTGATCTCGTCAAACGAAGACTCGTTAATAAGTCTTGCTGACTTGATCATTGCTTCCTTCAACTTCTGCTTGCGACAGAAGTCTAATGAAGTGTCCTTGATAAACTCTGAGTTATCAATACTTGGCTTCGCCATAATGCGTGCTGCGTAATCAACCACTTGCTTTTTGACGGCATCGTTTTCTTCTCCCAGCCCAGACTTGATAATGCTAATCATTACCTTATAGTTGGGATGGATCTTGTATTTCTCTTTATGATTTCTAATCATATCAACAAATACACGAAGATACTTGAGTTCTAGGAAGTTTACGTCCAAGACCTCAAAGATGCGGTCAGCAAATGGGCGATCATTCAGAATCAAGTGACAAAGGTCTTCTTGGAACGATTTTCCGTATTTTGAGAATGAAGCCTTTTGATTCATCGCCTTTCCTTTTTGGTATCTTATTCTATCGTATCTCGGGTCTCAGGTCAAGTTGTTTTATGGAATTCCGTGATTCTCTGCAAAAGTGCAGTTAGACCCGACCAGTCAAAGCTTGCAAAACCATTCTGAACGGAAAGTTTCTTCAACTCTGTAAGGTTGAAAGAATGATCAAACTCATCAATAGCCCAGTCAATCTTATCCCGACCTTGAACTGAAATGCTCGGAGGGTTCAGGTTCATTACCTTGTAGTTGTTCCGAACAAGTTCAATGTTCTCTACGACAGAACTATAAAACTTAGGACCTTCAATGTTCTCCTTGCAATACTGCTCCAAGTGATCAAGACCAAAAGACATAGGCTCAGCCATAAACGGCAGCCGCTTTGCAATAGTCTTGAGACCAGCACGAGGAACGCCAACAAGGTTGTCGGACTTGTCGCCTGCGATAGCACGGGCCAAAGCAAAGTTGTCTGGGGTAATGCCGAACTCTTCAAGAACATTTACCTTGTTTAGGATCTTCTTCTGAATGGGGCGAAGAAGAACTGTTTCATTATCAAGAAGCTGAATAAAGTCCTTGTCCGAAGATACGATTACTTTCTGATGGCCTTTAAACTTCGGATGATTAGAAATGTAAGAAATAACATCGTCTGCCTCTACTCCCGGTAGCATTAGTTGAAGAATAGGAGTGTTGTTCAAAACCTCCATAAGAAGGGCCTGCTGCCAAATCTGGTTTTCCTTCTCGGACTGCTTGTCCATTCCTTCAATCTCGTAGTTCTTACGCAGGGGCTTGCGGCCTTCCTTGTACTCCTTGATGACCGCACGACGCCGTAGGGAGCCTCCGGGGCCGTCCCAACAAAGAACAACGCTTGTGGCCTTGGTCTCACGAATGGTCTTTCGTAGGGAGCCAAGGGTTCCTACCAGTCCGCCAACGGGATTTCCGTTTGTTGAAATACTGGGGTTGATGATGTAGTTCCTGAGATACATGTTCAGGGCATCAATAATAACAATACGCTCAGTCATTTAACCTCCAAGTTTGCTGACGGGCTTTGTAACGGTAGTCATCGTTACTTTGTTTCAAGTTGATAGTGGCGTGGTGCTCGTTATCAATAGTGTAGACAACCTTTTTGATTCCCATGTGCTTCATAATAGTCATACACATAGGACACGGCTTTGAAAGCCGAAAGTCGCCTGAACGTCCGATACGAGCAACATAGACCACTGCATTTTTACTAACTGCTTTGTCCACACCAAGTAGACAACCAAGTTCGGCGTGCTGTGTTGCGTGGCCACAGTCGTGAGTGCGAAAGCGATTTGCCCAGTTTACAAGACGGAGGTTGTTACAGGAAGTGCTAATAACGCTTCCACCCTTAACCAATACTGCTCCGTGACGATAGTCGGGCGAGGTGCTTTCATCTGCGACCTTTGCGGCAATCTCTAAAAACCTGCGATTGCGTCGCGACATAAAACCCTCCTTGCATTATTATAATAGCACAAGGAGGGTTCATAGTCTATGGTTCAAATGTCAAGTAAATGTCTACTCTTCTGAAAGGGTCTTATCACCATCAATATCAAAGAAGCTTGAAGCGTCCCCTTCTTGTCTCTCGAACTTTAAGATTACTTCTTCATCCATAATCTCGAAGACACGCTGTCTGAACTTCTCGTCTTTTAGCATCTCAGGCCAGTTTGTGGCTTGGAACTTCTTCTCAGTTCCATCGGCAAAGTTGATACTATACCAAGCCCCTCTCTGGTTTAGGTGGTCTGAATGCTTGATGGCTGTAAACCAACTATCCTCGTCCATAATCTTGGCTTCTCCGCCAGCCCAAATGATCTTGTAAGTACATTCGCGATGGAGTGAACCAAAGCGTGACTTCTTGATCTTGGCCTTTACTTCTGAACCAATCTGGAAACCTCTGTCGTCAAGAATAAAACTTGCCTTTGACTTACGGCCAGTTAGCCAGATGCGCAGTGAATAAGCATAAGCAGGTCCCTTACCACCGGGAGTGAAATAAGGATTGACCATTGCTTCTGCAATGTTAGACGTAATGTTTGTCTTCAACTGATTCAAGATCAGTAATGTGCAGTTCTTATTCGCAAGTGGAGTTGTAATCTTACGGAAGACCTTTGAAAGAATACGAGGCTTCATAGCCATTGTACGCTGTGGATTGAAGTCAGTCTCCAAGTCCGCTTCGCACGGTGTATTCGCCAAAGAGTCAAGAATAAACAACATTTGATTGTCGTTAGTTGCCAAAAGTTCTTCAATGGTCTCAAAGACCATCTCTACCGAAGTAGCCTGAACATAAAGCAACTTGTCCAAGTCGCAGCCTGAGGCTTCCAAGAAGCCCGGATCTACCGCTGCCTCAGAGTCAAAATAGATAACATCCATTCCCATCTTCTGAGCGTTTGCGGCAGACTGAACGGCCATATAAGACTTACCTGTGCCCTCAAGGCCAGCAATCTCAACAACCTTTCCTACTGGTAGCCCAGCAAGACGACCGCGACAAATAATAGAATCCAACCAACGACAACCAGTTGGAATCCACTGCGTAACCTCAGTTGGGTTACTTTCTTTCAAATCATGAGCAACCTCTTGTCCTGCTTTCTTATTGACAAGAGCACGCATGTCCGCCATAGACAGACGACCTGCCTTGGGAGCACTTTTCTTCTTGGGCATTTTTCTCTCTGGGTTATTCTGTTATAAGATAAGCATTACGGAACCGTTTTCTCGTAATGCTAAAGTCCGGACCCGTGTACGGGGTGCCGGTCTCAGTAATAACTTCAATCGGGTATTCTGACGCCTCGCCTGTTTCCATTGTCGCGAGTGTTGCAGCCAACAAAGTAATAATAATAATCACGATGTAAAACAATGGACCATCGGGCCCTTGCCTCCTCCAATCTTCTATCATTGCCTTGAATCTAGCCATAATACTTATCTCCGATTTCACTCATTAAATAGTTCCGGGGCACAAGAAGTGCCCCGAAAAAATGTCCTCAACTGTTCATCAACTGTGAGTATGCTGCCTCAATGTCGTCGGTAGCACCTGTGTTGTTGTAATGAATCTCCTCTGCTCCTGTGTTCTCGTCCGCAAGAACCTCATCAAGAATGTTCTGTGCGTCCTGAGATGAAACACGCTCAAAGAGCTTGGAAACATCGGGCATGTTGTTGAGAAGTTCGACACACCGCTGTGGTCCGCCGACAGCATCGTTACATAGGATGCTGGTACGACGACGAGGGTTGATGTTGGTCTCTGGGAAACGCTTGCCTGCGACCTTACCGTAAGTAATGGTCAGGTCGGTTCCCTCATCAACATCGGTGATGTCGCCGTACTCTGGGTTGAGAACAAGACCAAGAAGCTTCTTGTATGCGGTTACACCGTAACCCCAAGCACGAATACCCTTGTCTTCCTCTCCACGAACGAGAACTGGTGAGAAGTAACGCTGCTTGACGAACATGCTCTTAGCCTTCTGCTTGATCTCGTCGTTGTTGGAAGCAACACCGTCTCGCCAAAGTGATGACGCAAACTCGCAGATAGCACAGTCATCATCAAAGTTACGCTTTGGACATAGAACAGTCTTACGCTTTCCGTTTACTTCAAGGTAGTGGAAATGCATCTCCTTGAAGGGGTCGCCATCTTCGGGACAGATAATACGAATGTCCTGATCTCCGTCCTGTGGCTTCCAAAATGGGCTCTCCTTGGACCGACCATCGCCGTCCAGTGTTGCCTGCTTCGCTCGCATCTTATCTAGATTAATAGCCATAATGGCCTCCTATTGTGGTAATTGTGGGCACTTTTAGCCCTAAAGTAAGCAAGAAGATTTATTCTTGCCTCTGTTGTGTGAAAGATGTATGCTTAATAACATACGCAAAATCCCTATCATAACTGGTAGGGAAGATTCCAAAAGACAAACTATGGTCCTTAGCCAATCTTGTCTTCAACTCCTCTCGGACTTGCATCAACAAGTTGTTGGACTGCTTTAGCCTTTCCTCGCTTACTGCATAAATATAGCATGATTCACGAACTTGGTCAAGAGGAAAAAACAGTTTTTCTTCGCCTGTCTCGATGTTCTTGTTTCCAACTGTAGAAATCCGACAAGTTTCTTGTGGGTCTTCCAGACCTCCGACAATTGGAGTGTTATTATTATAAACATTAATCATGTGAATACTTGAAGCAACAAGAGTGTTGATCTGATCCCAGTAACCAATAACAGGAAGTTCACCAAGAATGGCCTCAATAGTATTGTTATCGAACAGATACATTCTTTCAAAATGTCCTGACCGTGTGTATTCTTGAAGGACGTGATAAACTACACGCTCGTGCTTCTGACGTGTGGCGTTTAGAATAGAGGTATCAGGCTGAACATAAACAAGATTTACTTCCTTATCTCCGAGTGCTTGTCGGAAAGCAAGGGAGGCAGCCGTGGTGTAGGAAGCCCCGCAAAGAAAGAGGTAAATGGGCTCATCGTCAAGGGCCTCAACAAAGTCTTTAAAGTCTCGTGCGCTCTCTTCATACTTCTCAGGATGCTTCTGCTTCTTGAAAGTTAAACTATTCTTGCCCCACTTCTGGTGGTCAACGTAATAGACATTGTACTGTGGATAGTCTTCAAACCATCCAGCGATACGGCAGCCGACACCACCAAAGCCAATCACATTCATAGGGCCAAATCCTTTAAGTTTCCGAAGTCCTTACCGGTTTTGCAAGAAACCACAAAACCATCGGCTCGCATACATTCCAAAACTTCCTTTATAGTATACCGCTCTTCCCAGTCCAAGTCAAGCACAATCGAGTCGTGGATTGTAAAAGCCAAGCGAGTGTTCTTACCTTCAAGAAGATTGTCGATCTCGATCAACTTGGTCATTACATAATCGGCTGTTGTGCTTTGAATAAGATAAGAGATTGCGTTTTCTCTCTCGACTTGAATCTTTCGTCCGAACGGGTTTGTGACCCAGCCATCCTTCCAGTGGTCCCGAAGAATCTTGTCTCGACCATAGGCCGCTTCCAGCTTGTCGTTACGCTTATCCAAGTCATAAAGCCACGAGAACATTAGCTTCTTAGCCATGTCTCGGGTTGTGCCTTCTCCAAAGATGTTTTGAATGTTCCAGTCATGAATGTCGATGGATGGCTGCTTCTTTCCAAGGATAAGGAAAAGCGAACGAAGGTCGGCAGCGTTGATGTCCAACTCCAAAAACCAGTCTTGGTTTGGCTTGATGAACTGCCGATACTCTTTGTTGAGGCGGAGGATAGGAAACGAGGTTTTCGTGGTCGTAAGACGGCCCGTAGCGGATCCGTATAATAGATACTTCACATTGTGTTGGTACTTATTATAAAGCTTCCAGAAGCCCTTGTAAGCCTTCTTGTGGCGTTGTTTTAAAATCTCTTGTCGGTCAATGTTCAAGGTGTAGTCTTCCATAGAATGAACAAGGCCGTGTGCCTGAACAAGAAGGTCGTGGTTGTCAGGCTTTTCGTAGTTCTCAAACACCCAGCGACAAATGCGGTCCTTTGTGGCGGCGTGTCGCTTCAAGAACTTGGTCGGAACCATATCATAGAAACAGTGCCTTCTAAGGTCCACTTTTGCTTCTCCAAACGAACGATAGAGGGCAAACAACTTTTCGTTTACCTCATCCCAGTCTTCCTTGATGTGGTCAGGACATACTTCGGTAAGGGCTTTCCCACCAACCCAAATCTTAGCATACTCCACGCCCGCATCCAAGTAAGGTGTCCAAGACCAAGTGTGCGTCAGCCCATCGGGAACATAGTCAAAATGAAGTTCACCGTTGGTATAGATGCCCACACAATTATCCTTATCGTCTAAAGTTTGGAAAAGCAAAACAACCTCGCCCTTCCATTTTAGTATTGATTCATCAAACTTGCAACATAAAAATCCTTTATTTG